TTTAGTCGTGTAAGATAGATCTGCAGTCGTTTTAATATACGATAACTGCTCTGGTGACTCACCAACTGAGATATCAAACGTTGTTGCACCTACTCCAGAAATAGAGTATGAACCGTTATAACTACTACCCTTAAAAGTAATCTCAGAATAATTTCTAACATCAGTATCAGCAGTGCTTATAAACCCTGCCTTTTCTAATGAATAATAAACTTTAGTAGGTAAAGCATCATTATAGTATAGGGTTGTTGTACTACCAGCACTAATAACACTGAAATTAATTGTTGATCCTATTGAAACTAATTCATTATTAAATTCTCTATCATAGAATATTTTTAAGTTATATCCACTTAGTGAAGAATCTCCTGTATTAAAAACTAAGTTGTTATTTTTAATAACATTGATGATGGGATTTATAGCACTGATTTCATGTAAAGAACCTTGTGATTTAAGGTCTACAATAAGTGGAGGTTCAGTCAAACTATCTTTTCTGGTGAGAGAGAGATTAAATTTATTATCATCAACCCTATGAACAAAGTATGATCCAGTTCCTAAACCACTTATGAAATTATCAGAGTCATAGAATACTTTCTCTCCTGTTTCAAATCCATGAGATGTTAACTCAAATTCATTCTTAGTTAAATTTACAGAAGTAGATCCAAATGATATTGGATTTACTAATATTTTATCATTTGCTGAATTATATTTTAGTAATATTGATTCAGATGTTCCTATTCCTAAAGATTGTTTTGGTTTGACTGTTAAGGATACTATATCACCATTTTCAAGTCCATGATCTGTTGATATTGATATTGTAGATTTAATTTTTTCAATTCTAGCTGTTTCTTGTGTAAAATTAGATTCAATTGAATAAATGAAGTCAGTATCATTATTATTAGAATTAAATGATCTAAAGAATAAACCATCAGTGCTTGTTGTTAAACCTATCTGAGTGGTCAAACCTATGAGGTTTTTAGACTTGTTAATAACAAATAGATTTTGTGTTTCACCAGATTCTGGAATATTGAATGTCGCACTATCACCAGTATTCGATGCAACTATACGAGTAGTTCCACCTTTAGTTAAAGTTACTTGTTGATTTTGTGTAAATGGGTGGTTAGGTATGAATATACTTTGATTAGGAATTGAAGTGGGGATAGGAATATTACCAATCACTATTGTGGATATACCGCTTTGACCAGATACTGTTCCAATTCCTAATTCTTGAGTTGGATTGAAAAATATCTTATCATCTAATTTTGATTCAAAGTAAGGTGTTATGAGTGGAACTGTAAATTTATCAGTGATTTCTACTAAATCTGTTGATGCAGTATGAATTCCAGCAGTATGTTCGGTTCTTGCACGAATTACTCTTCTATCAGGGAATATATTTAAAACGGTCAATCTTGCTGTTCCTATTCCGATTGTTGACCCTACAGAAATATTTGGGATATTGGATACGAATACATCAGTAACTATACCTGCTGCAGTAATTGCTGGAGTATCTGCAATAAGTTTTGTTTTTTCTGAAGAGACTCCAATTACATGTTCTCCAGTTAATTTTGCAACAAATGTAGATATCCCCGAAATTACTACAGTATCATTGTCTAGTAAAGTATGTGTACCACTTGTGTGTACAGATATCTCCCCAGATTTATTCCAAACTAATTTTGCATTCTGATAATCTTCAATAGTTGTTTCTAAATTTTCAACAATTTTACCTGTGACTGATCCTACAGAGGCACTTATACCTCCACCATTTGTATTAGTATTATCAAATCGTACTATATCACCAACCTTATATCCCTGACCTGCCTCATGTATATCAAATGATTTTACAGATCCCTTACTTACAGACTCAATGGTTGAACTCTGTAGTAATATTTCATTTGGTTCATTAATAAAATCATTATCTGATCCAGAATCTCCTACAGCGTAAGGTAAGGTATTTCTTACTAAATCTGAATTGTTAAAATCAAATGTTTGATCAAAAACCTGATCAATTAATTTTGATCTGTAAGTGTTACCTATAAAATATGGAAATACTGCAGATTGATTATTAGTATTAATTCCTACAAAATATGCATAAACACCATTTGGATACTCAGGAGTTTTACCAAATCTACCATTATGCTTATCCAAATCTCCCGAATTATCAAACTTATAGTCATCTACAAAGAAACCATTTGTAAATCCAGATGGTCTATCTGTAACATCAGAAGGTGATAAAGCGTAACTAGTGGTAAGATTTCTTATCTGTGAATTTGAATCTGAGGAGTTATCATAACCATATGGTCCATAAATTGGATTTCCATCATATGACCAACCTATTATAGGTGAATGTTTAATACTATCATCACCAAATTCTGATAGACCAATAGCAGTTGAATATCCAACCATACCATACTGTAAACCACTCTCTGTGTCCCGTAATATCTCATCTCCATGTCTTTCATGGTTATTGAGTGAAAGGTGTCTTACAGACGCTTCTAACTTAGAATTAGATCCTTTTGAAATTACTTTGATTGTGGTTGTAGCAGATGTATACCCAATACCAGTATTCAATACTACAACATCTGTTACCTTTTGATTTTCAATAACTGCTCTTAATTTTGCACCAGTTCCTGAACCAATACCCACTACTTCTAAGTCAGGGGGTGAAGTATACTCACTTCCAGTGTTTGTAACTTGAACATTTACTATTCTACCACCATCAATTATTGGTTTTAATTCTGCACCTTTACCAGTTTTTACAGTTATTGTTGGTTTTTTATGAAAATTAATAGTTGTAGATCCATATCCAGTTCCATTATTATACAAATAAACGTCAGAAATATATCCTTTTATAACAGGTGTTGCAGTAATTACCCCAACTCCTCCAATAATATCTGCATTTACTGTTACATTTATTGGTGGATATGCAAAAAACTGCTCACCACTTCCAACAGAAACTATATTTACATAATTATTTCTATCATAATTTGCAGAAATTGTTCCAGCAGCACCTGCATTTGCTAATCTAAACTCATTTTCATTTAATTTAATTACTTTATATTGTAAATTAGTATCCAAACCACCAATATTTGTTCCGTCAGTGCTGTAAGTAATTACCTCACCATTATTGAAACCATGATTTTTAAAGAAAATAGTATCATGTGCAGTGCTTATTCCTGTAGGTTGTACAATTAATTTTCTATTTTCAAACTCAGTACCTGCATTTATTACTGAAATTTTCGATATAGTGTTATTTTTCTTTTTTGTCCTGAATTTATGTGTACCAGATGTTTCTGCAGTTGTAAAACCAACGGTATTAATACCTGCTGAATAATCTGCTTGATTTTCATATAAGTTAATTGTTTTGTTATTAACAACCTCTGCAACATAAACTGATCCATTATTAAGTGTTAATCCTGTAATCAGATTGATTCCATCTTGATAAGCAGTTGTACGTATACCAACTCCTATAGCAGTATTACCGTTTCTATTGTAAATTATTTCATCTCCACTAATTAAATTGTGGTTTTGGGGAAAAGTAATATTATCATTAGTGACATCAACACCACCACCAATTGTATTTTGTCTTCCATCAAATGAAAGTGTTCTATGTCTTTCCTCAAGTTGAGCATTCAATAAAGCACCTGTTGAGTTACCACCTGTTATTGTTACTGATGATACCTTCTTTATATCAAAATCTTGAGGATCTACATAAACCTCTGTGAGTGTACCTTTTACAATCGGTTGAATTAACGCAGTAGTTAAACCTGCTTCAACGGTTACAGACGGTAGATTAACAACATCAAAGTTTGTTCCACCATTAAACACCCTAACGCTCTCTAACGGTCCATAGTAAACTTTATCTTCAGACTTATAGTTTATAACCTCTACACCATTTACAAGCATTCCAAGAGCACCTGGTGCTGTAATAGTGTTATCACCTGTTTTAATATCAAGAGAATATGGAAATTTGCGTAATAAGTTCTGAGGATGTATAAATTGAGTTTTTTGTGAAACTAGAGTAAACTTATGGAACCCTGAAGATGGTGGTGCAGAAAAATATTCACGAGTTGGTGTTGTTGAATTATCAGAATCAATTAAAGATCTAGATCTGTATAATTGAATCTTTTTCTTATCTGATAAAACTTTCACAAAATATGAAACACCTTCTTCTAATCCATCAAGTGTATTATTTTCAGCGTTGTAAATAACCTCTTCACCAGTATTAAATGGAACATCACTATTAAATGATATTACACTAAATTTAAGTTTATTTGTATCAAATTCTTGTAAATTTGTAGATACGAGAGATGTTATGATCGCTTGATCAAGATTTTTAGTTAAAGTGTAAGATGGAAGTGAACTAGCAGCAACGTAAAAGCAATTTTCTTTTTCGGTATATAAGTTTTGAATATCAGATGTAATTAAGTCATTTCCATAAATTAAAGGTGCACCACTACTATTAACTGTCTCTAACTTTCTACGTATTGAATACTCTGTAGTTGCTGTAGGAGACCCACTTAAACCACCCAGAGTGACTTGTTTACCATTTATAGTCTGAACTGTTGCATCCGCAAAAACAACTGTCTCAGACGCTCCTAGAAGCACATCAACTATATCACCGACCTTCAATGCAGATGGATCAGGAGTAGTTTTTAAATTAAAACCATTATTTGTATTATCTACAAAAAATCTAGAACTTGTATTATAAATCCAAGAATTTGCGAATATTTGTTTTTGGGTTTTATTAAATTCTGGATTTTTTATCTTTTCACCAACATTTTTAACATAAATTTTCTCTCCTTCAGATACTGATGATACATCTCCTATTGTCTCAACGTCAGATAAAACTCCAGTAATTCTTATCTCAACCTTTTTTGTTAAATCTCCATCTTCATAACCAAAAAATACATCATTTGTCCTAATTGGTGATTTTACACCCATTGCATTATCAACACCAGTGCAACCTAAGAATTGGTTAACAGATTTTGATGAATATGTAATTATATTATTACCAGATAGTAGAGTTCCTGTTGTTCCAAACCCTACAGTGCTATCAACGGTAATAACTGATGATCCAATTGATACAGGATTGATGTTTGCGGTTTTAGGTTGTATTTCAAATGTTCCTTCAATTAAATCTCTATCATCAAATCCAACAAACAAACCTAATTTAAAATATGTGCTGATTCCTGACCTTGTAAATATCTCAACTTCTGAAACTGATGCCTGTGTATCTAAGTCTGACGCTTTTTTAATTGTTTGACCTACTAATTTATCAGGATCTCCAGAAATTCTTTCTGCAACAACAATTTCTCTTCTCAAAAACTCTGCTGAAGATGGTTTTGGTAAATATTGCTCTAAATCTATAACTTTTGGAACTTCACCAAATAATACTTTAAATAATATCTTGAATGACTCTTCAGTTCCCTTTGCTTCGTAGAATGATCTCGCTTCCTTAATAAAATTATTTACATCTAAATCCTCTACAAAATCAACATTCTCTAAACCTGGTGTAAGAGTATATTTTAACTTTCTGTAGAACTCTTTGAGGAAATTAACACTTAAATTTAAAACATCACTACCTGCTTCATGCTCTACTTGGTTTGTTTCTTCAAAAAGTAGTTCTTCCGAATCAAGATTTGTTCTGTAACTCGAAATACCACTAAAACCCCTAACAACACCTGTGAAGGTGTTAGTATTAATCCCAGTATAAGTGCATATTTCATCACCAATTTTAAATAATCCGTATTGAGAGGGAAATCCTTTTGTAGAATAAACTTGTACACTGTCTGTAGTAGATGATATGCCTGTATATAATGTTGTTTTACCAGATATGACCTCTGGAGTCAAATTATCAATTTTTATGTACTGATCAAGGTTGTCTGCAAGATCTGTAGCACCTGATTGATGCTCTTGAGAAATGTAATACTGTTTTAAGAAGTCAAGCGTCTTTGGACTCTCTGCCCGAATGAAGTCAGGGAGTTGATTCGCTAGTATTTGCTGAACCTGTACTCGTTTCTCAAAACCAGTTTGTATCATTTCTTAGTATCCGCCTCCAGACGATGATGAGCCTGAGCTAGTGCTTGTTGTAGTCGATGATGTAGTAGTTGTAGTTGATACTGAGGCAACTGCTGTTGATGTATCACCTCTCTTCAGACTTCCATTCAAATAACTTGATGTTGTCTTATATCCGACACCAGATATCTGTTCTCCAGATGAAATTGTATCCTTAACCATATTTATTGTACTATCTGCAACAGAAAAACTTAAATATAGATCTTTCAAACCAATCACATCATTAGAATCAGGAAACGCTTGAATCTCAATAATGTTATTTGGTTGAACTGTTGATGTAATAGTTAATGTATTAACAATAATTTCACCTTTTTTGTAATCTACTGTTCCAGCAGACTTTACAATCACTGTATATTCATTAGTATCCGCAGATTGTCTTACAACAGAAAGAACACCCATATCACCAGTTGCATCTGGTACATCAGTGAAGTATAAAGTTCCTGTTTGACTCGCTATTGTGAATCCTGTGCTCTTAATATTAAAACCACCAGCATTTTTCTTAAATGCATTACCATAACATAGTTCATATTGTGCAGATTGATTCAATAGACACTTCATATTACGTCTTATAATCACTCTTGTGATGTTAGATGTAATTGATGTATCGGCACCATCAATAATTTGACCTAATTTACTGTATTTGAATCTACCACCAAATTTATTGATATTAGATGTAGAAAATGTGTTCAAAACATTTACTACTTTGCTCTTTACTTCATTTACGTTTGATACTTGTGAACTGTTATAGTAAACTGCACTATCAATTTCAACATATAATACTTTCAAATCAATAATTTTTTGATTTATACCAGATAATGAGTAATTTTTGAGTTTTGATTGAATATTTTGCTTATCAAAGTCAGAAACATAGTCACCATTCTTTGGTTTGATGCTTATAAGCACTTGACCAAACTCTGGTGGATCGAGTTCCTCGCCCCCTACAACCGCTACGGACTCAGTATTAGGGTAAATGGACTGAATTATCGCTTCATAGTCTCTAGCGGTCACTGCACGGTACTGAGAGGCATATATTCTAGGTGCAAAATACTTAATTGAGTCAATACTCTCAATATCACCACCATTTGCTGCTGCTTCTTGAGTGGTAATGATGATATTATTAGTTGGAACGACAGGATTGTCGTTAGAATCAACAACTCTTCCTGCATATGAGAAATTAGCAGACCCATTTCCCGATTTTCCATCAGTAATTATGTAAGTTGCAGTAATTACTGCACCATTTTCAAGTTTTTTACCAAAATATCCGTCACCAAACAGTAATTCGTACTTCTCATCCTGCACTTCTTGTATTAAATACGTCTCTGATGTTGCATCAATGTTTAAAATATTGCTTGCAAGTGAATATTCTCTACCTAAAGTGTTTGTATCCGCTAAACCTTTGACTTTTACTACGATTGTTGAACTGTCTATGAAGGAATTATCAAGCAAAAAGCGTTGATCGAGTGATCCATCGACTAAAAACTGCTTTCTTAAGAAAGTTCCTTGATAAACTTCAATATTTTCAAAGTTAGCAACACCATTTACCACTGTAGTAGTGATACTAGATGGTATAGAGAACATTATTGTACTATTCTCAGACGCTCCTATGCATACTAGACCTGCTGATAGCGTCAATGTAGGTGTGTTAGCAGTAGTTTCTATTGAAAAACTAATAGTTGCCTTTGCTGCAGACCTTGAACGTGGTACATATCCTATATTTCTTGCTAAAGAAACCACGTTTTCTCTCAAAGTTGCTGAATCTAGAAAAGATTCATTCACAACCATGTTTGAGTTGAACGCAGTTATGTAAGTATTGTATGCGAGAGTATCAATTAAGACTGAAAAGTTTGATCCATCAAAGTCGAAGTCCTTAAAATCAGAGTTTGCTCGCAAATAACTCTTAATTTGGGTTTTGATTTGATCAAAATCTAGGTTTGTAAACTTTGTAAAAGGCATATTATCGAGTTGCTTCTAAGATGAATGAGAATTCTTGAGGTGGTAACTCTTGTCCTACAATATCAAAGAAGATCGTAATGTTTACATTATTACGATCAGGTCTGGGTTCGACTTGAACGTTAACATTAGCGACTCTCGGTTCAAAGTTTTCTAAAGTTGCAAGTATTTCTTGCTCTATAAGAGTAGAAACACCAAAATCATATAAGTCAAATAGACTTTCATACACTGATGAACCCAAAAGTGAGTTAAAAAATCGTTCACCAGGAATTGTTTGCACTAAATTACGTACAGAACGACGAATTGCGTTCTCATTTTTAAGAACTGGAAGGTCTTTTGTGACTGGATGAGGGTCAAAAGACAAACTAATGTCTTTAAATGACCTTGAGACTCGTTGCCCGTACATTTGATAAGAGTATACTCACTTTATTTATGTGAGTTGTGTAACACTTATCCTAATTGTGGATCAATAGTAATTTCTATATTACCATCAATCGCAGTATTTCCCACTCCTATATCACCAAACGCTCTCTCTTTCGCAGTTTTCCAGAAATAATTCTCTTCATTACCCAATCCATCACGGTCATGACCGTTTTCAACCTGATAATACACTGTAGAAACCTTAAAATCAGGCATTTTTGGTGTCTCTGGAGTGATACTATTATCATAAATTCTCATTCTATTGTTCGGATAGAGACAAAACTGCCCATTATCAAGTTCAATCAGGTTATGAGACTTATGTTCAGCAGGTTGTTCACTTGTAGAGTAGTCAATTGCATCTACATCTTGATGATAATTGTCTAAAGTACAGATATATGTGCCCGTTTGAGTTCCAAAGTCCCTTGTATAGACCTCGTAATGCATCGAACCGATAAATTGTTTCTGCACTGCGACTACTCCATAGTCCATACAGTTCCAAAACTGCAGATTATGCAGTGTCATATCAGGATCTGGGGTCTCAGGAGACGAGACAAAAGCGGATATTGGTAGTTTATCGTATATCGCAGCGTACTCAGGTAGATATGTTTCAAAATAAAAGGCACGACCAGGTATACTTTTCGCAGAAACCCAGACTCCTTTGGTAAATTCGCCATGACCAGACTTATGATCGGTCAAATATTCTTTTCTCACCCATACTTCGTAGGATGGTAAGTTAGTTATCAGTGTGCTCATCGTCTATAGGACCTTTATAATGGAATACTTCAACATATGAATGACATTTTGGACAAGAAAAATTGGAGAAAAAGTCATATTCTGACTCCTCTCCATCATTTAAATCATCTAAGTCGTGATCTGCTCCCCAGATCAATTCAGTTCCGCAGTGCCAGCAGTTCACTTGCCCTGCCCTCTATACCTTTTCTTAGCTTTATTACGAGAGGTAGCGGAGTATTTTGTATGCTGACCTCTTCCGATGCTTGTTTTCTTGGGTTTCGACTC